GCTCTACACTACGCCAGCGCATCCTACGAGATGAACCCCTGGATAGCATTGCTGAAGGTTTTTTAGTCTACACAAAGGGCGGCGGCAAGGAGTTACCGGGACTGGTCCGGCGGCGCAAGGCTGAGGTGGCGCTCTTCCTTGGCTAACTCTAAAATCCGGTCTTTTAATTCGTAGGTCAGTTCAGGCCCATGCTTGAGCTCAAACTCATCTAGCCATTTCCTTCTCTGGGCTTTGGTTCTCATCTTCAGCACATGACGGGCCAGCCCCTCTATCTTTGCCTCGTGCTGGCTCATCACCACTTTTAGGATTTCTTCCCTGTTGGCCGAGAACTCAGCCATGGCGGGCGTATTCGCCGTGTAAAAGCTCTCTTGCTGCTCGGACCGCTCTTGCCGCAGCTTTCTTAGAAGTAAACCTGCCGAGATAAGTTCTTTTGCCATTCGCGCAGACGTGTGCCTCGTAAACCCCTTTTTTTCGCTCGTAGACGCCTTTTATGTTGGTCTTGGTATGGGGGTAGCGGCGAGCGTTCCAGAGGTTCTGAGAGCAAATTACGGCCCTTAGATTGGATATTCGATTATCGGCTTTCTTGCCGTTCTTGTGATCTATCATCTCAGGGAAAACCCCATGATGGTAGAGCCATACAAGTCGGTGGGCAAAGTAATACTTTTTGTAGATGGCAATTCGGATGTAGCCCTTGCCGGTAGGGGAACCCGCTGGTTTGCCTGCGTACCGCTTATTCCACATCTTGTAAGCGTTGACCCGCTTAAAGTCCTCCGGCGGTCTGTTGCGCCAAAACAACACCCCGCGCTTGTAGATAAACAGCCGCCTTACAAAGTCCTTATCCACGCTTATCGTAGTTCTGGATAATCCTCAACATATCCGGTGGACGCCACCCCGGGGGCTTCTTAATTTTTCCGTGGTCGTCCCGCAACACAGTCCCCAGCTCAGGATCGACTTTTCTTAAGTTTGTGATGGTGACCGCATCCCACCCCTGATCGACAGGCAAATCCATCACTCTCGCTAAACCTATCAGTACCCAAATGGTGTCACAGATGGCATCAAGGGCATCTGCTTTTGCAAGCTGCTCGTCTTGCAAATTCTCAGCGGCGTGGTAGTCCGACATCGCCTGCTCCAACTCTCCGGTCTCTTCCCGTACTAAGTCTAGGTAAAGCGAAACCTTCTTGGGGTCAGGCCCGTGTCCTGCTGCCTTCATAAAGGCGTCTACGTCGTAAAAAATGCTCATGGCTCACCTCAGAAGGGTAGATCATCCGGAACATCGTCAAATGTCGGCTCTGGCTTGGGCTTTTTCTCCCTCGGCTCCTGCACCTTTAGGCTTAGAAACTTACCGCTCTTGCCTTCCCGTACCCAGGCAGCAAGTTCAAATTCCTTCCCGTCCACGTTGATCTTGCCCTTGTAAGCTGGAGCCTTTTCGTTGGGCGATTCGTTCTTAAAAAGTATTCCAGAGTTGGAATAATCAGCCATTTCTTTTCTCCTTCACGCGGTAAGCCGCAAAATGTTTCCCGTCCTTGTGGACCATCTTTGTCGCCACAATGTAGCCCATATTTTTTAAGTCTTTAATCCTCGCGGCCAGCCGCAAGCACCTACACCCCAAGTAAGCATCGAGCGGTGTAATCCACTTTCGCTTACCCTCTTTTAGCACCCATTCAGTCTGTGTCATTGTTGCCCTCCTTTGGCAGCGATATACAGCCCCACATTCCCTAGGCTATAGCCCAAAAAAGCAATGCCCAGGCCCCAATTGTGAACCCTAAACAAATCCACCGCGACAATAAGATAAACAATTCCGATCCCCGCTATTAACCACGACGCCATTCAAGCCACCCCGATAAAAGCATTACGGCCATGATAAACAACCAAAACTTCAGCGGCCCCAGAGATTCCCAATCCACCACAAATACGGTCATTGCATCTCCTTTTCTACGTTAGCCAAGAAAGCCTGAACCTTCTCTAGCATTTCGTCTAACTCGGATTGCTTGGGTTCAAATCGCACGATAAAGAGTTGCTTGGAGTCTCGGACCCTGTTGTCAAAACTTACAAAGTCCACCCACTTCCTGCCCGTACACAGCAGTTGGCAGATCATCTGTCGCTTGTATTGTGTTGGAACTTTGTTATCACTTCTGTAGCGCAGGTGGGTTGAGGTTCTTGGGCATTTGATTTCAATAAGTCCGTCATCTCCGACCAATCCATCAGGAGAAGCGCCAAAGAACGGGATCGTGGGGTGGAGCCAGAAGCCCGTCTGGGTGACAAAAGTCCCGGTGTGGGCTTCGTAGGCGGCGCGGGCAACGGGTTCCATTTCGGTTCCCCGCTGCATATCTGCGCTTGTGTAACTTTCTTCAACGGTCTGAGTTTCCCGCTCCGCTACCAGTTGCCACAGTAGATTTTGGTAAGCCGCCGTTGTTTCAGCAGCACAGAAGTCATTAGCCCGTGATGCTGTCGCACATCCCAGTCTGGCTTGGAGCCACTCTGGTGTGCCTTGAACGATCTCTTTCGAGTTCACTTGATAATCTCCTCTTTGCGTTTATAAGTTCACTTTCAAGCCTGTCCACCGACATCCGCAGTCTTTGTGCCACGGTATGTTGTAAATGGTACGGATACATTATAAAGCGGGCTTTTAGGATTTTGCGGTATTTTTCTGGAAGTTTTCTGACCGCCTGTTCAATTATTTCCCCGTCTATCATGTCCGGTTCAAGTCTGGGTTCCTCGCCCTCAAAGACATCTTCGGATTCGTAGTTGCCCTCGGCAGAGGCGGCGGTGGTGCGAACCTCGGGGCCAACATGACCCCAGGCGCAGTACCAGGCCCAATTTTTCAGTCTTTCTTCTTGAACCATAAGTCGTAAAGCTCTGGCCGATTCTCCCGAATCCAAGGTTTCGCGGATTCTATAAGATTCTTGGCGTCAAGGCCACAAGTTTGGCTGCCCACATGGTGAACATAGGCGCGGGAGATAAAGTGCCGTTTACCGGCTTTTTGGAGGTCCAAGCAGTTCACATCGTCCGAATACCAATTCAGGGGCGGGAAGTCGATCCAGTCACTTTTCTGGATGTAGGCACAGATCGGCGCAATGACGTCGGTCTCAATAATGGAGTTCTCGGTCTCGTAGCGAAACCAACTCATCGGTCCTTTGCCAATCCGAATGTTCTGGTATCCTCTCGCGTAGTCGCTTCGGCACGCGACCCAGCCGAGGGGGATGTTTTCACTTTTGAGTCTGGAAACGTCCTCGGATAGTGACTGCCAAGTCGTTGGGGTAAAGACAATATCGTCGTTACAGACCACCACCTCGTCAAACTCCTGAAATGCTTGTTGCACCACAGCATTGTAGGCATCCCCAAAATTGGTCGCCGTATTATCAGAAGTGATCGTGCGGTGTCGGGGAAAGATCATCTTGGAACCCGACAGAAATACGGTCACATCCTGGGGCACATAAGCGGTCACAGAGGCCGCAAGGGTCACGAGACACTTCCCGCTGACGGTGGCGATTACGATGGCTTGCACAGTTCTAAAACCTCCTCTAAAAGCTCTTGCTCGGTAAACCCGTAGTGTCGAACAAATCCCTTTGTCCCAAGGCCGTGGACGCCAGTTTTTCCGCGATGGTGTTCAGGACATAACCCGATTGTTTGAAAGTGAGAGCTTCTGCCCCATCCCTGACCGGCACGAATATGGTGGATTTCGCATGGAGTTCCTTCGTAGCCCAACCTTCGACACACCATACAGCCGAGTTCGGCCACGCGATTGAGGTGCTTTTTTTCATCTTTGGTCACCTAGATCTTCCCATGCTGTTGCTGCCACAAGCGGTACTTGTCCATTTCCAATGGCTTTAAGTCTGTCCACCCCAGCGGCCACCCCATCAGCCACTCTACCCACATCGGGTTCAACTTTCCACCAACTTGACTCGGCAATGACTGAAAGCAATGAATACCCCGATCTCCCATCCTTTTTACAAAAGTTTCGCTCTTCTCCCCATTGCTTGTGTCGCTTGCTTTCGGTGTCAACCACATCCTTCTTCCAACCATTGTTTCCAGGTTTGGAAACCTGTTGTCTGCCCACGCTGATTCTGGGGTTATCGTTGCCGCCATCGCAGAGCAACTGCGTGGTGTTGGCCATTTCAATAATTTCTGGTTGCGTTGATTTACATTTTGGACATCCAAATTTTGTAATTCTTCCTGTTTCAAATTCGTATCCACACTTTTTGCAATAAAACACTTTTTTTCCTCCTCTAATCCAAATTCGATCACGTTGATGCGGTGCGCCGACATCGGCTGCTCCCAACACTCCCCACCGCGCATCAAACCCCATCGCGGCCAAGTCTCCAAGAACGGTTCCAAGCCCCCGAGAAGTGAGCATTGGTGAGTTTTCCACGAACACGAATCTTGGTCGTACTTCGTGAATGATCCTTGCCATTTCTCGCCACATTCCTGATCGCTCTCCGTCAATTCCTGCGCCCTTTCCGGCTGCGGAAATGTCTTGGCATGGAAAGCCGCCAGATATGACGTCAACAATTCCTCTCCACGGTCTGCCGTCAAAGGTCTGAACGTCATCCCAAATCGGGAAACTCGGGAGAAGTCCGTCATTTTGTCTTGCGGCAAGTATGCAAGCTGCGTAAGGTTCCCACTCAACGGCGCAGACGGTTCGCCATCCAAGCAAATGTCCCCCAAGTATTCCTCCACCAGCGCCTGCGAAAAGAGCCAACTCATTCATTTTCCTTCTGACCACATCTGGTAGTTGATCCGCATATTCCTGCAATCCTCTTGCGATAGGCTATAAGGTGGGTTCAGGTTTTTCGTATACATTACCGACACCAATTTCTTGCGGAATTGTTCTGGGTCAAAATCTAATAACTCTAAATAGCCGTCGCTGTGGTTGAACAAAAAATCCAGCGCATCCCTTGGTAATTGGTTCAGCATCTTCTTACCAGGTGTTTGGCAGGAATCTCGTACCGCAAGACTGACGACCGCTGACAACAATCTTTTACACGCTTCGTACTGCCCCATAGTTTTTTGTCTCCTCAGAAAAAACTACATGATGCTCGGCTGACCACTTTATAACCTTTTCCAGATAGTCTGTAAACTCGTTTACCCTAAGTTCTGACGTACTCGCTTCCAGCATCTTCATGCTGCCGTCGGGCAACTCCACCATCTTTTCCGGCAGAAACAACGCTCTCAGGTACTCATGCCACATACTCGGCTCGTATGCCTTGCCAGGAACCACTTGCTCTGAGATGTCGGTCAGTATGGCCCAGTAGTAGCGGTTCTGGTCCAAGGAACGCTTGGGTTTTCTGATCTCCAACACCATGCCATCCGCAGCAGATTCCACAAGCTGCTTGGCAATATCTCTATTTTGAGATGTCAGGATCACTTGATGTCATCCTCTGCCATTTGGCAAAAAATACCACACTCAATTGCTTGCTCTGCTGGGTAGTCACCAGCGTCTTTTGGAAGGTCTGTAAGCCAGATTCGTTCGCCATTGTGTTTTAAGATTTTGGCGTTAATCTTTTTTTCCATTTCTGCCATTCGGTTGAATTGGTCTGGAAAATCAACTTTGATCTTGTTCCAGTAACCAAGGCCACCTTTTACGCACCCAATACAGTTATTGTTTTGGTAGCCAAGTTTATACATTACAGGCAGTTCAATGCCAGCCCTTTGTAGAATCGCTAAACAGTCTTGTTTTGTAAGACCTTTGTCTATCAGGATAGACCATAGGTTTACATCGTTATTGGCATCTATAAAGCGATCAACTCTGTCTTGCTCTTCAACGGTGTATCCAAAAACTTGTATGTCGCCAGGCCGCTCAAACTCCTTACGCATTTCTTTTTTGAGCAACCGTGTGCATGGAGCACCAGCTACACCAACTATATAACGAGTCTTTTCAAAAACCTCGTAAATGCTGCCCTTGTATTTCTCATTACGAATAACCTTAATTTCTTGACCAAACCATTTTTCGCAGTCGTTTTTGAACCTAAGATTATCTGGGTGCTCCTCTTGGACATGGCAATACACAATTTCTAGCGGCGTTTCTTGCAAAGCTAGTTTTGTGGCTACAGCAGATGCAGCTCCACAAGAAAACCAAGCAATCGTTCTCATGCAGCCTTCATTGCCTGGCGCATGACTGCAACCTTAAACGCAGGAAAGGAGTCAAACTGAGATGGGTCTAGACCGAGTTCTTTTCCTTTGGCTTCGATTCCGCTTGCGGTTTCGTGCCAAGGTTTCTCGTTTACGACATCGGGCAAGACGATGGTGAGCTCATCTTCCCAACGCTCGCCGCGCAACCAAGTGGCCGGATAGGGAATAAACGCACCAGCGTTACGCATCCATTGTTCTGTTTTGCAATGCGCTTTTATGGCACTTATCAGCATCGTTAATTCTGGGCGCACATTTTTAGTTTGTTGCCATGCTTTCCTAGCGTCTGCCTTTGCTACCTTTTTCGGGTAATTCTCCCAAAACTCGTCAAAGCCGTCCAAGTTTTACCTCCTAAAAGACAAAACAACGACCACTAGCAAAATTTACATTTTGCCAGACCTGTAAGGAGATGTATCCCGTAACAACGGTACTCTAGGTGGCCTTACCCACGACTAGACGGATATAGCAGGTGTCGACCCTGGTCTCCGTGGCTACTTATTCCACGGCCTCTATCCCATCCCCGCCTTCTTCAACACGCTAGCGTTTTGCGCGGTCAGCGGAAATAAAAAAGCCCACATGAGTCTAGAGCGTGGCTCTTGGCATGAGCAGCATTGAAATCAATGGGACAGGTAGGAATCCAATCAACCTCAACACCACACACGCCCCAGACTGATGCGGGCTTGTGCTCCTACCTGACTATTGTTTCCAACGGCTGCCACACCGCTGACAACGCTAGTTTAACTCAACAATCTTGACTTGCCAACCATCTTTTAGCTTCCCCCAGCCGTGGACCTGCACCCGCCAGCCTGATCGGACCATCTCTGGGTAATACTCGTTCTCGACTATCTTCTTCTGCCGCGCTGCAACATTGCTACGGCTGGTGGTCTGGACTGCCAGGGTCTCCCCATGCCCTATTGCCAACAGGTCGATACACCCGAATAAGTCCTGCCGGATGCGGGCAAAGTGGTTCCAATGCTCCACAATCCAGACGGAATAACCCTGCTCGCGTAGTAGTTTTAGGGATCGCTGGGTAGGACTCATGTTGGTTTTATACAACAGTTATAAAGTGCTTGCAATCTTACACAGTTGGCGTAAGATTCTTACACGGCAATACCGCCGGTCCTGAGGAGGGCAAATATGAATTACGCAGAACGCGCATGGCTACTACCACCGTCAATGTCTATTAAAAAAGAGAAGCTGCTTACACAACTTTATAAGTGGCAAGACAAGAAAAAAGCACTAGAAAATCTACCGACAGAATGGACGTCTGAGCAAGAGCGCGAGTACGACAACATTCTGGACGAGATCCGCTTTTTGCAAGTCGAGATCGAGGTGACACTATGACCGCCGCTGAATACCACCAGCAGCAACTAGAGCAACAGGAGCAGGAGGATATCGCTCATGGCATGAACCTGAATCACGGCCGTTTCGTGGGTGTTGCGCGATTCATACGCGACAACGCAAAAAGCGAGCGTGATATCCAGGATGCCTTAAAATACATATTGAGAACGCTCGAAGATTACGAACAATTAAACAGGAGGGCGGCATGAATACGCTTGATTTACTGAAAGTCAATGTCAACGACCACACAGAAAAAAAGAATGGCCTGACATATCTCTCATGGGCTTGGGCTTGGCAAGAAGCAATCAAAGCTGACCCCAAAGCAAACTGGGAGGTCAAACTGTTTGGTGCGAATTACGACCAGCCGTATTGCAGGATCGGTGAAACCGCAATGGTATTTGTAGAGGTCACAATGTTTGACAAGACCCTACCATGCCAACTGCCGGTGCTCGACCACCGCAATAAAGCAATCCCGAACCCAGACGCATTTCAGGTCAATACCGCGATCATGCGTTGCCTGGCGAAGTGCATTGCCATGCATGGGCTTGGGCTTTACATATACGCAGGTGAGGACTTGCCTGAAGCTGACGCAGTAGACGCAACCAATTTCGTAGAACAAATCCGAGGAGCTAAAAATGTGGAAGAACTCAAGAACTACTTTGCATCTGCCTTTGCCGCAACGAAGCAAGACCCAATGGCGGTTGCTGCAATCACCGCAGCAAAAGACGCAAAAAAGCGGGAACTGGCTGCTTGACGGTTTAGTGTTTGTAGCGTGTTGCGTTACAGGCTACATGATACTGGTGATGCTATGACAGACCGTGAACTAATGCAGATGGCGTTGGATGCGTTGGAGCAATATAAAAATGTGGTTACGTCATCAAATGACCCAAAAGATTTTGGCGGGGTTGTTGATGGCGGTAAGCCAGCCAGGAACGCAATTCAAGCCCTGCGTGACCGACTAGCAAAGCCTGATCGTGAATGGGTTGAGCTGACGAATGACGAAGTATTTCGTCTATCGGAACGCATAGAGTGTTGCAGGTATTCTATTTGTGCGGCTGAAGAAAAATTAAAGGAGAAAAATAGTGTATGAAGCAGATCACGCAGTTCGTATTATCCGTCTTGGGAATCGCCTTCAGCACGAGATGGCGCGATCTTATGACCCGGACCGAGACACCATCGTTGCGATATGTCAGGAGATTGAGAACTCAGCACACGAAATCTATAAGTGGGCAAGAGGCATTGAAAGAGAGGAAGAGCATGGGTAGAATCCTTGACCCCGATTGGTCAAAGTTTGAGTATGTTCCGGCTGCCAAGACCGATCTCAGAGAATCAATGGAACGTTACAAAAGGATGGTAAGTGGAGCGGATCAAAAGTTACATAATGTCCAGAAGGCTAGTGACAGTAGAGGAAATCATGGACAGGTTTCTAGTGGGAAAGACAACGGCTTACAGAGCACTAAACTCGCTGTTGTCCGAGGGAAAGGTTAGGCGGTATGTCAAAGACCGAAAGCGGTACTTTCGTCCCAACCATAGCCCAAATCTCGGAAGCGGCCACCAAAGCATTAGGAAAGAAATGCTGTTTCAGTTGCCAGACTTGGAAGAACTTAGATCAGGGCTCAACACAAATTTATAAGAGGAACAGATGGAGATGCTTTTCGTGTCAAAAGAAATTGCGGCCATTATTGGGTTCGCAGGCTTAATTGTCGGGGCGATACAACTATGGAAAGGGGGTCAAAGTGAGAACAACTGAGCGCATTTACGAAATGGTGGCGAACGCTACCGAACCTGTAACCTTAAAACAGTTACAGGATCAGTTAGAGCTAAAGCCAGGAATCGTGTCTGGTTCGCTTGCAAGTCTGTGTCGGGCTGGCCGACTGTCGAGGGAGAAAGTAGAAAAGACAAACGGCAACGGACCAAAAATGCAATGGGCATACAAAACTGTTGCAATTCCGCAACAAAATAATGTAGAATCATCGGTGGAGTAGTGCGCCCTCCTCAGCACGCTCCTTCGAGCCCCCTCAGCCCCCCTCGGCCACAAGCCCTGGGGGGTTCCTTTTTGGAGAATCAAAATGTACGGTAAGAAAAAGAAACCCACCCCCGGCAAGTACGGCCCCAAGAAATGAAAGGCCCCGTCATTATGATCGGGCTGCTGGGTAAGCCCCGCAAAGGCGAGAAGCCTGAAGGCGGCTTGCTAGAGCCTGAAATGGAGCTCCCCGAGGCTATGACCGACGAAGCCGTCAACCGCGAGAACAAAGCGATTGCGGTGGAAAAGGCGGCTTACGGACCTTCTGACAGCCGTACCCAGCGATGCGGCAATTGCGAATATTTCAACATGGAATACCCGACTCTGGCAAAGGGTCAAGGGTTCTGTGAGGTCTGGGAATTCGTATGCTCTGACAAGAACCTCTGCGCCGCTTGGGAGTACGA